AGAACTTCCTAGAGTCTGACGCAACGGATCTGATGTTTAGCGATGCGGATATTAACTTCCAACCAGAAGACGTTATTCGTTTGCTGGCTTGGGTCTCTGAGCCAAACATTGACATTGCTGCTGGTATCCCATGCGCCCGTAAGGCAGAAAAGACCTACATCGTTACGCTTGATGAAGATGGAAACGGCGTCACTATGAATGGCATGGGGCTGGTTCGTGCCCAGCGCGTGGCTACTGCCTTTATGATGATTAAGCGTGAAGTCATTGAGAAGTTGGTCAAAGACAATCCTCAGTGGAATTACTGGGATGATAAGACCCAGCGCACGCTATCGGCAATCTTTGACTTTGCCGTAAAAGACAACTCTTACGTAGGTGAAGACTACCTGTTCTGTGACCGCGCCCGTGCAGATGGATTCCAAGTCTGGGTAGACCCAACAATCAAACTAGGCCATATGGGTGTACAAGAGTACGAGGGAGACTTTGGAAACGAAGCCTTCTACCCACGGCTTGTTAAAGACGAGAAGATTGCAAATGGCTGATCTTGATCTTCAAGAGTTAATACAGCATGGCCTAAAAGGCACTAGCCCTAAAGCAGAAGCAAAAGTGGTTAGGGCAGAGGTGTCTCCGCAAATGGGGCTTTTTGGTGAAGAACCAGAAGAACCTAAAAAGGCTAAACGCGAAACTGGCAAAAGAGAAACTGCAAAAGCCGAAAAGCCCGTAGTTCAAGCCGATATGTTCGAAAAAGAATTTAAAGAGTTAAAACGGGTTGAAGAAGAAAAGAAGTTTAAAGAGCGGCAAAAGTTAGAAGAACGTCCCCTGCCTAAGCATCATCGTATGCCAAGTGGCGGCGGTGGTGGCGGTGGGATGAGGCCTGATACTGACATTACGGCTTCCAAAAAACTACCTAAGATGGCTAAAGGTGGATCTGTATCGTCCGCCTCCAAGCGGGCTGATGGATGCGCTCAACGGGGTAGAACTAAGGGACGGATGGTGTAATGGCTAAGACTCCGGCATGGCAACGCAAAGAAGGTAAGAACCCAAAAGGTGGGCTAAACGCTAAGGGTAGGGCATCGTACAACGCTGCCAATCCCGGTAAGCCCGGCTTAAAGGCGCCACAGCCAGAAGGCGGTGCTCGCAAGAAGTCGTTCTGTGCTCGAATGACGGGCATGAAAAAAAAGTTAACCCGCGCTAAAACCGCTAACGATCCAAACAGCCGTATCAATAAGAGCCTACGGGCGTGGAAGTGCTGATATGGAGATGATGCTTTGGAATATGGTGTTGACCGTACTGTTGGGTGTCTTGGCCTATATCGGGCATGAGAAGTCATCTGAGATCCAGCGGCTCAACATTTTGATTAACAAAACTAGAGAAGAGGTGGCCCGTGATAACGTCACTCAAGCAGAAATGGACAAGTTTGTGCAACACATTGACCAGCGCTTTAACAGACTTGAAGCAAAAATCGATGAACTTTTTAAAAAGGGGTAAATAAAATGGCTAATCCGTATCAAGGTGATGATATAGATCCGTTTAGTGGCGCTCGTGATGAAGAAACGGGTGACGTAAAACAAGTTGGTCTTCCTGCATCTGCAAAAACCTCTAGATTTGGGGCTGCGTTTGCTGCTGCTCGTAGAGCCGGTGATAAAACATTTGAGTTTAATGGTAAAAAATACACCACTGAACTGGCTTCTGAAAAGAAGAAAGCACCCGCAAAAGGTAAGTCACTTCCCGGTAAGGCTGCTGAAGGTCAAGTATCTGACATTGTTGGCGCTAAAAAAGGCGGCATGATTGGATCGGCTTCCAAACGTGCTGATGGATGTGCAATGCGTGGTAAGACTAAAGGACGGATGGTCTAATCATGCCTGATGATAAAGCCCCGGTTGAAGGACGTACCGCTTACATTGAAAAGAACATGAAGGATGGGGTTCTTAAAGATGTTTTTATGGGCGTTAGTAAAATTGGTGATGCCGTTGGCTATACTCAGGAAGATAAGTACAAGGGTAAGACCAAAGAAGAAATTGCTAAAAAACCCACGCCCGAGAAAAAACGAGCCGGTGGTACGGTTAACTCTGCCTCTAAGCGTGCTGATGGATGTGCCCAACGTGGTAAGACTAAGGGAAGGATGGTGTGAGATGGCTGAAGAACTGTCGCCAAAAGAAACAATTGAACGCTTGACCACCAAATATTTTGGGTCTAGTAGCCCTTCTAATTTATATTCATTTGCGGAAATACATAAAAATGGGTTTTCTGACCCATCATTAAATGCGGAAGTATCAAAAATTTTAAAAGAAACCGCACCCGAAACAAAAAAAGAAGTTACACGAGGTGAGAAACAACTTAGAAATCTTATTGACAAAGAAGGGACTTCTCGTAGTACTTCTGGAACACTTTCGTCTCGTGGCGGCGGTGGCGGCGGAATGAAGCCTGATACGGATATTACGGCTTCTAAGAAATTACCTAAAATGGCTAAAGGCGGTAAGGTAAAGTCCGCTTCTGCTCGGGCTGATGGGTGTGCTATCCGGGGTAAGACTCGTGCCTAGTGTTTCAGCCAAGCAAGAAAGATTTATGCAGGCGGTGGCTAATAACCCCAAGTTTGCAAAAAAGGTGGGCGTACCAACGTCCGTAGGTAAAGAGTTCACTAAAAAGGAAGGCGGCACCATGAAAGAGTCAAAGGCAATGATGAAGAAAGAAGTGTCCTTTATGAAGAAAAAAGGCGCTCCTAAGTCTATGCTCAAGCATGAGATGAAAGAAGCCGGTATGAAGAAGATGCGTGCTGGTGGTCTGGCTGGTGGTCATAAGCAAGCCGACGGCGTTGCCAAGAAAGGTAAGACCAAAGGCAAAGAAGTAAAAATGAACAAAGGCGGTTACATGAAAGGCAAGTGCTAAATGAGACCAAGCCGGGGGATGGGGGCAATTAACCCATCCAAAATGCCGAAGGCCAAGACGATCACCCGCAAGGATGATCCGAACAAGGTCAAGATGTATGCCAAGGGCGGTGAGTCCAAGGTAAACGAGGCTGGTAATTACACCAAACCCGGTATGCGTAAGTCTATATTTGAGCGGATTAAGGCTGGCGGTAAAGGGGGTGCTCCGGGTCAATGGAGTGCCCGTAAGGCTCAAATGCTGGCTATGCAGTATAAGAAAGCAGGCGGTGGGTACAAGGATTAGGTTTCCGGTGTACGACGCCGAAACGGATGGAAACGTATTTGACTGGTTAATTAGTACAGCCGAAGACTTTAGGAAGATTAGGCAGAGAGAACGATATGTCGAACTTGAAAAAGCCGCAGCAAAGTCTGAAAGCATGGACGCAACAAAAGTGGAGAACTAAGAGTGGCAAACCTTCTACGCAAGGATCGCAGGCTACAGGGGAAAGATACCTCCCAAGCAGCGCCATCAAAGCGCTCTCCCCGCAAGAGTACGCCGCGACAACCAAAGCCAAGCGAGCCGGTAAAGCAGCCGGAAAGCAGTTCGTCGCCCAGCCTAAAGGGGTGGCTAAAAAAGTTGCTCCGCATAGGAAAATAGGATGAGCACAACCGGGACGACCTCTTTTAACCTAGACCTCAATAACCTCGTAGAAGAGGCTTTTGAGCGTTGCGGTGCCGAGTTACGCTCGGGCTACGATATGCGTACTGCACGTCGTTCCTTGAACCTTTTGACGATTGAGTGGGCTAATCGGGGTATCAACCTATGGACTATTGAGCAGGGTTCCATACCTATGAACCAAGGGCAGATAACCTATGCCCTGCCTGTAGATACCATTGATTTGATGGATATGGTGATTCGTACCCAGACTGGGATACCCCAGTCAGACATCAATATCAACCGGATCTCGTCCTCAACCTACGCCACAATCCCTAATAAGAACGCCCAAGGTAGGCCGATTCAGGTGTGGATTGACCGCCAAAGCGGCTATGAGAACATCACTACTAAGACCCTATCCACCACAATTACGTCGTCTTCCAACACGGTTACGTTGAGTTCTGTGGAGGGATTAAACTATGTTGGGTTTATTAAATTAGGCAACGAAACCATCGGTTACAACGAAATATCAGGGAATACCCTACAAAACTGTGTTCGTGGGGTAGATAACAGCACTGCCGCTGCACATACTGCCGGGGCTGTCGTGACGGTTCGTAACCTGCCAAACATCAACGTCTGGCCTTGCCCGGATCAGGCTAACTACTATTCCTTTGTTTACTGGCGTTTGCGCCGTATACAAGACGCTGGTAACGGTATTAATACCGAGGACATTCCTTTTCGTATGATCCCTTGTATGGCGGCTGGGCTGGCTTATTACCTGTCTTTGAAGATACCCGATGCCATGAATAGGATCGAGATGCTAAAGGCGGCTTACGAAGAGCAATGGTTATTGGGTTCTAGCGAAGACCGTGAGAAGGCGTCGTTACGCCTAGCCCCACGGCAATATTTCTACTAAGGTGAATAATGGCTGGCCCAAAGTTTGCCTCTGGCAAAAAAGCAATATCGGAGTGCGATAGATGCGGATTTCAGTACAAACTGAAGGAGTTGAAGAAAATCGTCATCAAGACGAAAAACATCAATCTTCTCGTTTGCCCTACCTGCTGGGAGCCAGACCAGCCGCAGTTACAGTTAGGGATGTACCCGGTCTACGACCCACAGGCTTTACAGAACCCACGCCCCGATACGACGTACTTACAGGCGGGATACACAGGGCTACAGGTGGACTACATAAACCCACCGGATCCCGATAATGAAGAGGCTTTCGGATTACCCTCTGGAGGAAGTAGAATCATTCAATGGGGCTGGAATCCTGTTGGCGGCTCAAGGGCTAACGATGCCGGACTTACCCCAAATAATCTGGTTTTGAGCATATCGCTCGGAACCGTAACAGTAGCAACTACTTAAGGAGTAAAACATGGATATGAAAGCAGCATTGAAGGCACATATGAAAAAGAAGGGTGCCAAGGCTCACCCCGACGCAAACGTAAAGAAACTAGCCAAGGGTGGCAAAACCAACCTTCAGATGAAGGATATGGGGCGTAATTTAGCAAAAGTTGCCAACCAGAAAAAAGCCATGTCAATGGTTCGTAAAACGGGGATCTAATATGGATAAGCCAGTCAAGCAGATACCAATTACGCCCAATAACAATGGGTATCCAAACAACGTGCCTAATACGCAGACTCAGCGGACTCGTGGAACTAAAAACACGACCCGTGGGAATAGTCACAGCAAGAAGATGGGCTAATGAACTACACGCAACTAACTGCCGCAATTAAGGCGTATACAGAAAACGACTTTCCACAGGCCGTGGGAGCGGGTGGTCTTACGTCCGCAGAGCAGGTTGCTAGGTTTGTGCAGCAGGCAGAGCAGCGTATTTATAACTCTATCCAGTTTCCTGCCCTACGAAAGAACGTAACGGGAAGTGCTACTTTAAATAATAAGTACTTGGCTACCCCGGTGGACTGGCTGGCTACTTATTCGTTGGCACGGATTAATGCTGACGGGAGTTATGAGTACCTACTAAATAAGGATGTGAACTACATCCGTGAGGCATTTCCGTTCCCGGCTGTTTCTGGCCCACCGACGCACTACGCCATTTTTGACGACAATACGTTCATTCTTGGGCCGACTCCAGATGCTTCTTACAGCATGGAGTTGCATTACTTCTATTACCCAACCTCGATCACCACGGCTGGTACGTCTTGGCTTGGGGATAACCTTGACTCCCTGTTGCTGTATGGCTCCTTACTTGAGGCTGCGGCATTTATGAAGTCTGAGGCTGACG